AGAGAATGCATCCGTGGAACAGCTGCAAATAAATACAACAGTGAAAGCCGAAGAACTGGCAAAGATGGCTTTGCAGATCAATAACGAGGTGGCAAATGCTTTTGACATTCCGGAGGCTGTATTTAATGGCAATATCACAGAAAAATCAGATGCAACAAATGAATTTATCACATATGCTGTCAGTCCGGTAGCAGAAGTGATAAATGATACTTTGACAGCTTATGTTGTAGGAGAGGATGATTACTGCAGTAAAAACGAGAAAGTCATGGTATGGCTTGCACGCTTTAAACATGTTGATGTTGTGGACAGTGCAGTAAATCTTGATAAACTCAGAGGAATTGGATTCCATCTCGATGAAATCAGAGGGATGGTCGGATATCCGTTACTCAATACAGAATTCAGTACAGAGCGAGCTCTGACAAAGAATTACGGAGGGGAGGGAAGCAACAATGCGGCACAAGAAACCTGATTCATAGGAGGTGATCCAATTATCTCGGAGCTGTCCGTTAAACAGTAATAACAGGGAAAGGAAAAGAACATGGAACAGAAAAAAGTTGTGTATAGATTCCAGCAAACGGATAACGTGCATGAGATTTTCATTTTTGATGAGATTAGAAAAATCGGTCCGTTCAATTGGGATACATGGCAGTATGATGACTCTGAGACATCAGCCAAGCATTTCAAGGAACTTCTGGATGCCATTCCGGAAACAGATGAGATCAAGATCTATTTCAACAGCAATGGTGGAAGCGTAGACCAGGGGACAGCTATTTACAACATGCTTCAACAGCATGGATCCTATAAGACGGGAATTGTAATGGGCGGATGTCATTCTATCGCATTTACAATTTTGCAGGCGTGTGATAAGCGTATCATGGGACAGGGAACAACAGCCATTATTCATGATATGTGGGAGACAGTTACAGGAAATGCAGCAGATCTGAGGGCAGAAGCAGACAATCTGGATGTAGCAATGGACAGTTGTGTGGCTCTGTTCATGCAGCGGGCTACGGTTTCAGAAGAAGAGCTCCGGGAGATGATGCATAAGACTACAACCTTATCTCCACAGAAGGCTCTGGAGTATGGCTTGATCGATGAGATTGGCGTTGCGCAGAAGGTGGAAGATCCGGATATGAAACTGCAGGAGGTAATCAAAGAAAACAAGGCACTTCAGATGGAACTGAAAAGCAGAAATGAGCATCAGAAGCAGTTAGCTGAGTTCTATCAGCTGACTCATAAGAAAAAAGAAAAGACGGAAGAAAAGGATAGCACCGGTTGGGGTGCATTTTTTGGTTAGGAGGAAATGAAGAATGAGGATTGAAAATTTAAGCCAGGAAGTAAAAGACAAAGTGAAACAGCTTCTGGACAATGCACCGGCAGATCAGAAAGCAGAAGCAATTATGCAGTCAATTGAAATGATCGATGAAGCAATGCACGCCGATCTGATTCAGCAGGTAGTAGCAGAGGCAGAAAGAGCAAGTAGAGATGCAGATTACAAGAGACAGCTTGGACTCCGTAACCTGTCTCAGAAAGAAAAGAAATTCTACGAGAATTTTAAGGACATCAAGCAGGCGTTCACAGCAAATCAGATCGACATCATTCCGACAGAGATTATTGATCGTACACTGGATGATGTTAAGAAAGCATCGCCAATTCTGAAACTTGTAAATATGGCACCGGCAAACGTGAAGAAATGGATTGTGGCATCTCATTCAGGTGCAGCGGTTTGGGGTCCTCTTACGGACGCTATCAAAGGCGAACTTTCAGCAGAGGTAACAGCTCTGAATATTGACCTTCACAAGCTCACAGCTTACCTTGTTATTCCAAAATCAATCAGAGAGCTGTCTATGGAATTCGTTGACAGATATTTCATGGCTATTCTGTCTGAGGCCATGCAGGACGGACTTGTAAAAGGATACCTCGATGGAGATGGAAAGACAGGTCCAATCGGAATCTTTCGTCAGATTGGAAACGTAGAGTCAGCCGGAACAAATAAAGCAAAAACTGTTCTCACTACGGTTACAAAATTCTCTCCGAAAGGACTTGCTCCGGTGAGAAAAACTCTTACTAATGATGGAAAACGTGTGGTTGATAAGCTCTATCTTATCTGCAATCCGTCAGACGAAGCAGAATATGTGGATCCGTGTATGTACGGAGAGGCTCTGACAGGCGGATATGTCAACAAGTCATTCATTGACATCGAAAAAATTGTTGATGCCAACTGTCCAAAAGGAAAAGCTGCATTTACAATCGCCGGATACTACACAATGGGAACAGCAGGAGTTCGCGTTGACGAGTATGATCAGACAAAAGCGATTGAGGATGCAGATCTTATCGTAGCTAAATGCCATGCAAACGGTAGAGCTGTGGATGACAATGTTGCAGTTATTTTTGACGTAACAAAACTTGAGGAGTATGTTCTCCCAGTAACACAGGTAACGGTGCCAAAGCAGTAAGGGATAAGATATGAGTAATGAAGAATTAGCCACGCTGGTAGATGAAGTACTCAAAGAGTTCCAGATTCCTCCTTACTATGATGACGATCAATTGATCAATCTCATCAAAGAAGGAGAGTATACAGTCGGGAGATTGAATCCAGGCTGTAGTATAACGACAGATCTCACATATAGGATGCTGCTGAAAAACTATGTATATTATGCTTACCACCACAGAGTTAGCGAATTCATGAATAATTATTCAAGCGTGATTCTTACGTGGCAAATGGAGACGGAGGTGAGTGCGAATGGCAATGCCTGAGTATGTAGACGGAGTCCTTGAGATTCGCAGGATAGTAAACGATGAATCAGGGGACTATCCGGAAGAAAAACTTGAACGCATTGGATTGAAAGTGTGGTATCGAGAACTTTCGGTGTATGACACCACCAGAGCAAAGCTTTCAGCGGATAGCGTGGAAGTGACCATGAAGCTCGCAATACCACAATTTAAAGGTGTGGATAGTAAGTGCGTCTGCATCATTGACGGAGAACAACATGAGGTCTACAACGTAGCACATACCACCACAAAAGACGGTTTCAGGGAGTCGGAATTGACATTGAAGACACCGGCATATGAAAGAGAGGTAATCAATGACACAGAAAGAATTAAGTGAGATTCTGCACGATATAGGCTGTCCTGTTAACGAGGGGGTCAGTAGTCTCAAAAATGAAAAAGTATTTCCGAGAATTGATTACTGGGAAATCATGTGGGAAGACGCAATGGCATCTGGTGATGATTATGAGAATGAAATCACATGGCAGATTAGTATTTACGCAAAGAAACCTCGTAATCCAAAGTTAATCGAACTGAAAAAACGCCTGAATGAGCTTGGCTACCATCCGACCATTGCTCACGAATACGTGACAGAAGACCGTGTATGGCACTCTTATTTTTCAATAACAACTGATGGAGTGATTGGATGAGTAGCGAGATAACCTTTGACGGTGGAGGATTTGAAGATTTCGAGGAACTGTTGAAACAGTATTCTGAGAATGTAAGCTCTGACAAAGCACTTGACGCAGTGGAAGAGGGAGCGAAGGAGTTCGTTAATGACCTTCTTAGACTCCCAAAACCACGAAGTCAGATTACCAAAGCAGGGTATACGCATATCGTGAATACATTTGCACTGGAAAGAACTGACAGCGGAATCAAAGTTGGATGGGGCAAGTATTACGGTCCAATGCTTGAGCATGGAACCAGGAAGATGGCAGCAAGGGTACACTTGAAGCCACTCTTTGAAAGAAACAAAGAAAAATACTATAAGAAGATGGCAGAATCCATCTTCGGTTAGGAGGCTAATAAATGGCTATTAATACAAAAAAACCGGCTATGAAACAGACAGTCGGTGCACAGTATATGTGTTTTGCAAACACAACAGAGGGTGGAGAGTACGACGGTACTTACGAAGCTGATGTTGAAAAAACAGAAGTCGTTAAGAGTGTAAAGGTAACTGAGAACTCCGAGACAAGTGATGTGTATGCATCCGGAAAAATCTATGATTCAGATTCACCAATGTCCAGTATCGACATTGAGGTATCTGTGATCGCATTCCCGGATGATACAATCTCCAAAATGCGCGGAGAGACAAAAGGAACAGGCGGACTTATCCTCGCTGGCGGAAAGAGCGAAAGACCATTCTTTGCCTATGGAAAGGTTGTAAAACTGAAAAACGGAAAATCTCGTTATGAGTGGTTTCCAAAATGCAAGCTTGTTGAGAACTCTGATGATATTGCAACATCTGAAGAAAAAGCAAGTGAGCAGACCGACACGATCAAGATTAGAGCATATCCGTTTGACGCAGCAGGAAATATCGTGAGCAAGGTCACAGAGTCCACGGCACCAGCAGGACTTACAGAAGAGAAGTTCTTCGCAAAACCGATTCTGACAGATGCAGATCTTACAACAGCAGTAGGAGCGTGAAAGGAACAAGTGGCACATGAATGCAGGTAAAATTATAAAGCTTACAGATGGGACAACCATTGAAGCAAAAATGAATTTTGGAACAATCTTTTATCTTGATCAGATAGGTGGCTCAAAGCTCGGACGGAGAATTGACAAACTTGAAAAGATTGGAAAAGCAACTGACAGCGATAAAATGAATTTTGCAGCAAAGCTTATCTATGCAATGGTAAGAAGTAATGGGAGAAAAGTGACATTTGATGAAGCACTTCAGCTTGTGCCACCGGATCCAACAGAACTTCTTGAAGTTGTAGAGGCTTATCAGAAAGAAGTTGACAAAATTAAAAAAAAGAGGAATCGAAAGCACAGATGAAAGCATTCAGCTCGAGATAAATTGGGCTGAATATATGGTTGATGCGAGAGAGATGGGAATGACAGAGAACGAGTTCTTCCATTCATGTCCCGTCTTTTTTTGCGAACAATATGAGATATTCTGTGAGAAGAAAGCGAGGAAGGTGAAGACGTTATATGGCGGATGAACTGAAGAGAGTTGGATTAGTGTTTAAGGCAGATGGTGCAGCAGACTTTCAAAAGACGATGCAGCAGGTAAATACAGCCGTTCAGGAAAATAGTAATTCGTTTAAACTTGCAAAAGCGGCATGGGATGACAGCACTACTGCAGTTGAAAAGTTAAAAGACCGTCAGGAATATCTGGCAAAACAGACGGACGTTTATTCTGATAAAGTGGAAATTCTGAAGCGTGAGCTTGAAGAAATGGAATCTGCAGAAAACAGAAATGAGGATGCAATCCGAAAGAAGCAGAACCAGCTTACAAGCGCACAGATTAGTTTAACAAAATATCAGAAAGGCCTTGCTGAAGTAACAGAAGAACTTGAGAGCGGTGCAGCAGAAAGTAAGGAACAAATTAGGAAATTATCTGATGAAATTGCAGAGTCTACAGATAAAATTAAGGCAAATGAGATTGAAATCGAAGCTCTTAAAGCGAAATATGATGATCATACAAAGTCGATTGTAAAATATAAAGATGAACAGAAGTATCTTTCAAATCAAACAGAGAATTATGAAAGAATACTTGAATCATTAAAAAAACAATTGGATATTCTTGAATCTGCTGAAAATAAAGATGAAAAAGCAATTCAGGACAAAAAGAATGAGATAAATGAAACTACTACAAAACTCAATGGTTACAAAAGCAAACTGGAAGATGTTGAGAAAAAGCTGAAAACCGGAGCAGCCGCAACGGAAGGTTATGCTGAAAAAGTACAGGCTTTTGGAAATAAAGCAAAAGAGACAGGAGATAAGTTTAGTGGAATATCAACGGCGGCAGCAGGCATAGTAGCGGCAACAGCAGCTACAGTACCTGCAACAGCAGAATATCGTAAAATTATGGGCTCGCTTGAGGTGTCAAGCCAAAATGCAGGGTACACAGCAGAACAAACAGCGGAAAGTTATAGAACCTTATATGGTGTGCTTGCAGATGATCAGACAGCTGCAACAACTACGGCCAATCTTCAGGCGTTGGGCTTATCACAAGAAGAATTAAGTACGATAATTGAGGGGACGATTGGTGCATGGGCAACTTACGGGGATAGTATTCCCATTGATGGACTTGCAGAATCAATCAATGAGACTGTGAAAACAAGTACTGTTACTGGGACTTTTGCAGATATGCTCAATTGGGCGGGAACTTCAGAGGATGCATTTAATGAAAAGCTTGCAGCTTGCGGAAGCGAAAGTGAGAGAGTAAACCTGGTCATGCAGGAAATGGCGAATCAAGGTCTCGTAGATGCAGGAAAAAAATGGCAGGAAAACAATAAGAATTTGGTAGACGGAAATAAGGCAACAGCAGATTTCCAACAGGCAACAGCTGAGCTTGCGGATACAGTTGCACCGCTGATTACCAAAATTACGGAATTGATTGCCGGATTGATTGGAGAGTTTAATCAGCTCTCCCCGGAAGGACAGAGATTGATTGCCGGATGCGTATTGGTAGTGGCAGCAATAGCTCCAATTCTTTCGGGAATCGGGAATATTGCGATGGGAATACAAACCTTGATTCCGTTGATTTCAAATCTATGGACCGTGCTTGGACCAATGGGAATTGTCGTGATAATTGGTTTGATTATCCTTTTATATAATAAATGTGAATGGTTTAGAAATGGAGTTAATGCAATATTTGGCGGCATTGCAGATTTTATTAAAGGTGTAATTAATAAAATCAAGGGATTTTTCAACTTTGAGTGGAAACTTCCAAAGATTAAACTTCCACACTTCAAGGCAAGTGGAGAATGGTCGCTTGTTCCACCAAAAGTTCCGAAGTTTTCGGTTGACTGGTACGCAAACGGTGGTATCTTGAACAGCCCAACTATTTTCGGCATGAACGGAGATAGAGCAATGGGCGGTGGCGAAGCAGGAGCAGAGGCGGTTCTTCCAATCGAATTGCTGAAGACATACATCCGTGATGAGATGCAGACAAACAATGCTGTGCTTGCTCAGATGATTGCAGAGACACTGTCAGAGCTGACATTTGTTATTGAAAATAACATTGCACTGGGCGATAAGAAGCTTGCAGAGATTCTTGCGGACGCGGTAATCAAGAAGATATCCTCCAGCGTGAAATGGAAGAAAGGAGCTGTGGGAGCATGATGGAAGTAGAATACAACGGAATATCAGGCTCAAGCATGGAGATCTATGCGAAAGAGCTTCCTTCAATGCCAACAGCAGTAAGAAAAGAATCTTCGATAGAAATACCGGGGAGTGATGGAACCATGTATCTGCTGGATGGGGGCTACGAATCAACAGAGATTAAGATATCATTCAATTTTATAGGAAAGAGTGAAGATTGGGAGAATCGTCTTGGAAAAGCACGAAAGTGGCTGTCGGGAAGAAATAAGAAGCTAAGACTTGGGACAGATCCAGGACATTTTTACAAAATCCTGAAAGTTCAGATGGACGAAGCAGAACATACAAGTGAGAGAATCTGCAATTTTACAGCAACCTTCACAACAAAGGATGGTCTGCGGTATCTGGACAAGGGACAGCATCCTCATTCGGCGGAAGAAGTGAAGAGGAATCCATACGAGATATCTTACCCAATTTACAAGATCTATGGAGAAGGAAGATGCAGCTTGATGGTCAATGGGAAGAGAATGGAAGCTGATGTTGGACAGAATCTGACGATTGATACAGACAGAAAGCTGGCTTACCGCGAAGATGGAACACTGAGCAATACAGCGGTATTTGGGGATTATGACGATCTTGTGCTACAGGAAGGAATGAATGATATAGCAATCACAGATGGATTCGAGCTGGAAGTGATTCCAAACTGGAGGTGCTTATGATTCAGATATACCGACAGGATAATATAGATTATAGGCATAATGGAGATATGACACTGCTTCCGGAAGAAGCCATTATTCATGTCATCCTCAATGGAGAATGGACAGCGAATATAGAACATCCGATTGACCTAGAAGGAAGATGGAAGTACATTGAGGAAAATGCAGTAGTGAAAATGCCGTCTTTTAATGGAATCCAACTATTTCGGATAAGAAGCAAAGAAAAGAAAGATTCGGGGGTAAGTGCAGAACTTACTCCTATTTTTATGGATGCTAAAGAAGATTGTTTCCTGGTAGATGTCAGACCAACAAACAAAAGTGGACAGGAGGCTCTGGACGTTATGACAGAGAAAACTCCGCAATATCAGGCAAAATCGGACATCAAGAAGGTATCAACAGCCTATTATCAGACGATGAACCTGATAGAGGCAATCAATGGAAGTGATGATAATGCATTTGTTTCCAGATGGGGCGGGGAAATCCTGTATGATAATTATCAAGTGATCATCAATGAAAAAGCAGGAGGAGACTATGGTGTACAGGTGATGTATGGAAAAAACATAGTTAAGGATGGCTTTTCAGAGATGGTAGACATGAGTGAAGTTGCTACAAGGATTGTTCCAAAATCTTACAATGGATATATGATCGAGGGAGACACACCGTGGGTGGACTCACCTCTGATTGAAAAATATCCGACAATACATTACAGAACAATGAAGTTCGAGGATGTGAAAATGCGTGAAGATGCGCAGGAGGATGACGAAGAGAACGGAGTGACAATATGTGAAACGCAGAAACAGCTAGAGGAAGCGTTGAAAAAGAAATGCCAGGAACAATATGACGAAGGTGTGGATAAGCCGAAAGTAACCATTGAAGCAGACATGGAGCTTCTGCAGAATACAGAACTATACGAAGATGTAAAAAGCCTGGAAATGGTATCACTAGGAGATACCGTGCACTGTAATCACTCAAAACTTGGAATTAAGTCAGATGCAAGAGTGATTGAGTTGGAATGGGATGCGGTTAGGAACAAGTTGACATTTGTGAAATTAGGAGAGTTTCAATACAATTTTCTGAACAATGTTTCTTCCGTAATGAGCCGGGTTGACCAGTCAATCCGTTCAGATGGAACTGTGATCGGGCAGCAGATCCAAGGAATCATCAATGGCGTTAAGGCTCAGATGAAAGCACAGTCTACGGTCGCAAAAAAGCAGACGGTAAGGGCAATTCTTTTTGAAGATCTTGATCCGAAGTCTGAAACGTTTGGTGCTATGTGTCTTGGAACATTGGGATTCGAGATCGCTTCAGAGCGCACAGCAGATGGAAGAGATTGGAAGTGGAGTACCTTCGGAACAGGACAGGGATTCTTCGCAGATTTCATCGTTGCCGGAACGATGCTTGCTGACCGAATCAAGGGCGGAACACTGGAGCTTGGAGGCGAGGATAACGGAAACGGTATTGCAAGAGTCCTGAATGCAAGCGGAAAAGAAATCGTCCGTCTTGACAAGGATGGAGTCTATGCTATTGGAAGTTATGTATGTGAGAATGTTGGTGGATTGAACAGAAGAACAGAAATAAAATCCGGTTCAATTATGTTTTCCAAGAGAGATAAAAGCAATCCTATATTCATAGAAAGGTCAGGAGATGCAATTGTGGTTCGATACGGAGGAACGTTTGAAGATGCAACAGATTCACATACGCTGATGAGAATATTTGGTGATGAAATATATTTTGATACTGACAAAATCGGACCAGACGGTTATGCAGGAAAGACTGGACGTGCAGTGTTCTCTGACGGAACGTATCTCGATTTCAGAAAAGGCTTCCTCATGGGTGGTACAACGAAAGAAGGTGCGTTCTGATGGCTTGGACAATAAGCAATAACTATCTGAGCGAATCGCAGATGCAAGGAAATGCTTATGAAGTATGGAAGTATTTCTCAGCTAAAGGATGGACGCTGAACGCGATCGGCGGCATTCTCGGCAATATGGAGAAAGAGTCAAACATCAATCCGGGTTTGTGGCAGAGTCTGAAATACGGGAATTACAGTGGAGGATACGGACTTGTCCAGTGGACACCGGCTACAAATTACACAGACTGGGCGAACTCAAACGAGTACGATATCACGGATCCTAATGGTCAGCTCTATTGGATTGATGCACTGTCAGCATCGAAAGGTCAGTGGATTTCCACCAGTGCTTATAGAATGACTTGGGAACAGTTCAAGAGCAGTTCAGAGTCTCCGGAATACTTGGCCAGTGCCTTCCTGAAGAACTTCGAGCGTGCCGGTGTAGAGGTTGAATCCGAAAGACGGAGCTGCGCAAGAAAGTGGTATAACTACTTGCAGAAATACGATGCCGGGAGTCAGGTTATTGAAAAGGCAGTGGAATGGGCAATATCGATTGCGAACGATAACAGTCATGGATACGATCAGGCGCACAGAGACGGACCAGATTACGATTGTTCCTCATTAATCTGCTGGGCATACTACAATGCAGGGCTGAATACGAGGCCAGGATACACACCAGCTACAGGAACAATGTATGATGTGTTTCTGGCAGCAGGCTTCAAGGATGTGACTTCACAGGTCAATCTAGCCACCGGATCAGGGCTGATCCGGGGGGACGTCCTGTTAAAACCAGGAAACCATACAGAAATGTCACTTGGGAATGGTCAGCTGGTTGCTGCTTCACAGAACGAATTCGGTGGAATTACCGGAGGACAGACCGGAGATCAGACCGGAAAAGAGATTCATGTGCATGGATACTATAACTTTCCGTGGAAGTATGTGCTGAGATATCCGGGAGGCGGAGTTGCACCGGTGCAAGGGTTGTATATCGTCAGATGGATTCCTGGATAAGGAGGAGAAAAGTGAACTATATAGAACGAGATGTCTATGTGCTGGAGAACAGGATTAAGGAAAAGATTGATTATGTAAGAGGGACGAATGCTCTCCCAATCTATTTCCATTTCCGGGATTATGAGATTCCGGAAGGGGCAACGGCAAAAGCATTCGTGTTGAAGCCGTCAAAAAAAGCAACATATAATGTATGCCCGATCATTGAGAATACCGTGAGGGTGATTGTGAAAGACCAGACATTCGCAGAACTTGGAAAAAGTGTGCTTCAGATTGTACTCACAATGGATGAGGAGACGCTTGTAACATTCGATCAGCCGATAGAAGTACATCGGAATTTCAGTGAAGGAGATGTTCCGGAAAGCGAGAATGAAGCTGGATGGATGAACAACTTCATAAAAGGCATGGAAGAAGCTACAAAGCATGCTGAGAATGCTGCAAAGACAGCGGAAGAGATTAGTGAGACACTAACAAAGAAGATACAAAATGGAGATTTCCGAGGAGCAACCGGAGCAACTGGCCCGCAGGGCAAACAGGGGATTCAGGGAGAACCAGGAAAAGACGGAGAAAAGGGTCCAAGAGGTGATACCGGACCAGTTGGACCACAAGGGCCGGCAGGAAAAGATGCGAATGCAGTAATCACATCATTAGATCCGGGAGTATTTGCAATGTCGGTAGAATCTGGACATCTTATCCTGACATACAACTCATATGATACAGCCCCACCGCTGAAAATTGTGGATGGAAGATTGAAATATGTATTGGAGGTGACAGCATGATAAGAGTATATTTCGAAGAGGGAGAAAAAGAAAAGACTGCATACGGGTTGACACAATGGGATTATGGACAGAAACTGCAGATTCAGGGACTTAACCTACCATCTGAACAAGAGGCTGTAGAAGTCCATTTCTCATATTGGCGCGGATGTAGGCCGGCGAAAATTATTGAAGCAACTGTGATATGTGACAAGATTATAGCAGATATTCCAAATGATTTCTTGACGGAAGGAGAAGATATAGATGCTTATATCTATATATCAAGTTCAGAGGAAGGAAAAACCATTGGGAGAGTAAGACTTCCGGTAATCAAGAGAAAAAAACCAATTGACTACAACGCATCAAATGAAAACCAAGTGTTAAAACAGGTATTAGAATTTCTGCAAACAAAAGCCGACAATATCACCATCACAGATGGCAATCTGCAGCTTATGTCTCAAGGCCAACCGGTAGGAGATAAGGTAAGAATAAATACATCCGGAGGAAATGAGATTGAGATCCGGAACAATGGTACAGCTCTGCAATGGAGATATACAAATCAAAATGACTGGAATGATCTTGTTCCATTGGAAGATTTGAAAGGAAAAGATGGAAAACCACCGGAATTTGAAGTACGAGATGGACATCTGATCGCAATATATTTATAGGATAGAAAGCACTGGCTTCGGCTGGTGTTTTTTATTATAAATTTTTTCAAAAGAAAGGAAGGAAAAGAAACATGGCAAGAGAGGTAGATTTAGGATCGATTATTGGACCACAGGGGCCACAGGGAGAAAAAGGAGCAACTGGAGCAACAGGTCCAAAGGGACCACAGGGAGAAACAGGACCGACAGGCAAATCAGCGTATCAGGTATGGCTTGCACAGTCTGGAAATGCAGGAAAAACAGAAGCACAGTATATTGCTTCACTGAAAGGTGCAAAGGGAGATACCGGAGCGACAGGCCCACAGGGACCAACCGGAGCAACCGGAGCGACTGGCCCACAGGGAGAAAAAGGAGCAACTGGAGCGACAGGTCCACAGGGACCAACCGGGGCAAAAGGAGATAAGGGAGATCCGTTCGCAATCGCAAAAACGTTCGCCTCCGTGTCAGCAATGAATTCTGGATTCTCCTCAGATGGAGTGAAAGAAGGACAGTTCGTCATGATCGACACAGGAAATGTCAATGATGTCGATAATGCGAAACTCTATGTAAAGGGAAAGACAGCATATGCCTATATCACAGATCTTTCAGGTGCTACTGGAATGACAGGCCCACAGGGACAAAAAGGAGATACAGGGGCTAAGGGAGCAACCGGAGACAAGGGAGCAACTGGAACACGTGGCAGCAGATGGAACGCAGGAACAGCAATTACGGAAACAAGTACAACAGCAACAGTATTTTCAGGTTCAGGAATTACAGATGCATTAGTGAATGATATGTATCTGAACACATCTACTGGGTATACATATAGATGTACTGTAGGAGGAGCAGCTTCTGTGGCTAAGTGGGTATATACAGGAAGCCTGAAAGGAAATACGGGAGCAAAAGGAGATACAGGTGCAACCGGAGCGACAGGCCCACAGGGTGCAAAAGGAGCGACAGGAGCAACCGGTAAGGATGGACAGACTCCGACATTCAAGATCAGCAATGGACACTTGATCGCAGTATATGAAAGCTAGGAGGAATATACAATGGCAGCAAGACAGATTGATCTAGGACAGGTGGTTGGACCTACTGGACCAACCGGAACCAGAGGAAGCCGCTGGACACAGGGAACGGCAATCACGGGAACAAGCACGACGGCAACAGTATTTTCCAGTTCAGGAATCACAGATGCCATTGTGAACGACAATTACCTGAACACAGCAACGGGAAATACATATAGATGTACTGTAGGAGGAGCAGCTTCTGTGGCTAAGTGGGTATATACAGGAAATCTGAAAGGTCCACAGGGTGCAAAAGGAGCAACAGGCTCACAAGGACCAACTGGAGCAACTGGGCCAACCGGAGCAACCGGACCGAAAGGGGACACGGGACCGACAGGCCCGACAGGTCCTCAGGGGCCAACAGGAAAAGTAGATGCTAATACACAGGTAGCGTTCACAAAGGCATCAACGAGGGAGAATATAGCAAGCAATGAGAAGATGTCAATTATTCTCGGAAAGATCGCAAAGTACTTCGCAGATCTGGGAACGTCCGCATTCAGAGCAGTGGCGAATAATTTGACAACTTCAGCAGCAGGAAGTTCTGTGTTGGATGCTTATCAGGGAAAAGTACTGGATGGAAAGAAACTGAACATTGCAAATGTGATTAATAATCTGCTTACGACAGAGGCCGGGTATGCGCTTGATGCACGACAGGGGAAGAAGATTGAGGATCAGATTACTGAATTAAATGGCAAAAGAGTAAAGGCGGCTGTATATGGAAACTCAGGGCCATACAACATTGCGTCAAATGACAGTAGCTTCCAAGGCACAGATTTTGGTACCAAAGTACATGATGATATCGGATTAATGTATACCTATGATAATACAAACTATTTACATTATTTTACAGTTCCTGAAGATGGCGTCTATTTAATTCATGCACTTATAAACTTTGCTGATGGAATCAGTGGGCTTATGTCTCTCTATGGAAAGATAGAGCGAAATGGTAACGAACAATCTCGACAGCCAAAAACCATTAGAAGTTACGCTGGGGCAAATTATATCTTTTTGTGTCCTTTCAGTGCAGGGGATACATTACGTTTTACGGTATGTCAGAATTCAGGATCTACAATCAAAACCTCTGGTGGTTGCAGACTGAATATTGTTAAAATCTGACAGTTATTTTATTTCCATTGATCAATAGCCAGCCAGCTGCATTCTGTACCAGTTACCGCAGACATACTTGTAGTTCTCGCATATACATATGCTTTTGAGACGCTGTTGACATTCGTTGATATGAGAAAGGCTGGGAGTGTACTTCCAGGATATTTAGCTGTTGCAATCAATGTATATGATGTATTTGCAAATGTTTTTGGGAAATTGATTGTAGCAAATACTTTTCCTCCAGATGCTTCACCTGGAAATGTAGCTGTTCCCAACTGAATAAGGAGACCGTTGCCGTATTTCATATAGTTGCTTCCAAAGTCAACTATAAATTTGCCATTTAATTAAGGATTCCACTAGAAAGGAAAACAAATGAACATACTTTTTTTAAATCAAGAAGAACCAGTGATGGGAACTGTAACAGTTCAAGATCTCCATCACGTGAAAATCGAGGGTGTATTGCAGAATCTGTCGGGATTTCATCTCGTGACAAATGATGGACAGGTTTATGGAAAATACGAAACATATACTACATTGTATAAAACTGTGGAAGATGGATATATTTTGTCGAATGATGGAAGTGTATATGTAGAGCCGGATCCAGAGCCAGAACCGGAGCCATATGTTCCAACATTAGAAGAGATCCAGGAAGCGAAAGTAAGTGAGATGAATGCAGCGCAGCAGGCTGTGATAGCGGAAGGTGTGGATGTGGTGCTTACAGATGGAAGTACGGAGCATTTCGCATTAACGGAGAGAGATCAGACGAGCCTTATAGGATTGCAGGGACAAGTTGCAGCAGGAGAGCAGAACATTCCGTGGCATACTTCAGATGATGAGGAACATTGCAAGTTCTATAGCAATGCGGATATGGCTAAAATTACTGCAACGGCAATGGAATATGTAACATGGCACGTTACATATTTCAGAGATTTGAGAATCTATATCAGAGCATTGACAGAAATCGAAGAAGTAGAAAAGGTAACTTATGGAATGACTATTCCGGAAGAATATCAATCAGAGCCATTGAAAACAATGATTGCGGCTCAAAACGTATGAAATGGGTAAGACCGCTGATTCTATTTGGAATTGGCGGAACCATCTATGTATTAATTGAACTGATCGCCAGAGGTAGAAGCCACTGGACAATGTTCTTCGTGGGGGGATTAGCATTCTATTTGATTGGATGTATCAATGAGCATAAGAAAAAAGAGATTCTGATGCGGTGGCAGATGGCAGCAGGAGCAGGGATTATAACAGGTCTAGAACTGATTTCCGGGATCATAGTGAACATTATATTAGGATGGAATGTATGGGACTACAGTACTCTCCCAGGAAATCTGCTTGGACAGATTTGCCCACAGTTCACGGTGCTGTGGTTCTTTCTGTCAGCTGTGGCTGTCTATCTGGATGATTGGATAAGATACTTACTGTGGGGAGAAAAACGGCCAAAATATAAATTTTAGAAAGGAAGGATTGAAATGATGGATAAGATTATCACATTGCTGTCAAGCAATTCATTTGTAAAAATTTTGCTGATAGCGGTTGCCTTAGATACGATACTTGGCGTACTCAGGGCGATTAAAGAACACAAATTCAACAGCTGCGTAGGAATCGATGGAGCAATTCGGAAAGCGGGAATGCTCTTGTCGGTATGCTTCCTTATGGCAACGGATGTGATCATGCATATTAATGTATTAAGCATGGTACCTGAGGAGTATGTACAGCTTCTTGGTATTGACAAGATGGGAATCTGCGAATTTTTCAGTTTGTTATTCATTTTATATGAATTGGTCAGCATTTTGAAGAATATGACATTGTGCGGTCTTCCGGTTCCGACAAAGATTAAGAGATGGATCCAGAAGTTCCTGGATGATATGACAGAGGAGCTTCCGGAAGAAGTGGTACAGGAATTGCACCAGTGCAAGAAAGGAGAAGAATCATGACAGAACAGACAATTAAAGAAACAATTAAGAGTTTCGCTTACGGACTTTCAGCAAAAGAAATCTCTGACAACGAAGGAACATCACTTGAAGTTATGGAGAAGTTTGCAGAGGAACACGCTGCGGAGATTGAGCAGAAAAAAGCAGAGCTGAAAGAAGGTGGCTGGTATGAGTAAGTTAATCATTGATGTTAGCTATCATAATGGAGTGATAAATTGGGAAAAAGTAAAAGCATCCGGTTGTGCCGGAGCTATTCTTAGATGCGGATATGGAGATGATATCATATCACAGGATGATAAGCAGTGGATTCGCAACCTTGCTGAGTGCGAAAGACTTGGTATTCCGGTAGGAGTGTATCTGTACAGCTATGCGACTTGTGACAGACAGGCTCAGAGCGAACTTGACCACATCTTGAGATTGATTAAAGGTCATACATTCCAGTTGCCGATTTTCCTTGACGTGGAAGAACCTGGCACACAGAACTATGCTCCTAGATGCTGTGAAATCGTCTGCGAAGGACTAAAAGCAAATGGATATACTCCGGGAATCTACGCTTCACTGAGTTGGTTCAACAACCATCTTGGCAGTGTACGTGGCAAGTACATTGAATGGATGGCAAGATACAAGAATCTTCCGGCAGATACTTACAAAGGTCAGTATGCAATTTGGCAGTATTCCTCCGACGGTCATGTAGATGGAGTTAACGGAAGAGTTGATGTCAACTATTGCTACATGGAATTTGGCGAAAGCGCCACACCAGTAACACCGTCAGCACCTTCTAAGCCAGCAGAGAAGAAAGACTTAGGACAGGTCGATATTACATATCAGGCTTTCACAGATAGATGGTGGCCACCAGTAGTGAACAAGATTGATTGGGCTGGAAAAGGTGATAATGTTCCAATCAAGTGGCTTGCGATCAAAGTTAGCAAGGGAAGTATCCGTTGTCGAGCATACACAAGAAAGAGTGGTTGGCTTCCGTATCTTACATTCGGCAATAGCTATGATCTGAATGATAAAAAGAACGGAATCCTCGGAGATGGTTCTGAGATTCTTGCTATCGAGCTGTACTACATCACACCAGATGGATATAAGTACAAGATGGTCCATTACAGAGTTTCTGTGAAAGATAACTCGAACTTCTACAGTGAGCAGATTGATACGCTGAAAGCCAATGGTGCAGACGGCTATGCTGGTGACAAGAAGAGATTTGTGGATAAGTTCCAGGCATGGATTGAGTAAAAAGATGCCCCAGAGCAATTCGCTTTGGGGCTTCAATATTGTATCATCTTTTTGCGCAGTATTTTGATAGAAGAAAATACGAGTTCCTTCATATTATTATGCGTTTCATTTCCAAAAGAATTGGGATAAAGAACTTGCCCATATGGAGATGATCTGTGCAATTATCTATCAGCTGACAAAGAATTTGTCACCGGAAGAAATTGAACGTTCCGGTTTTGCACCGTATTATGT